GTCGGCAGCCAGCCTCAAGTTGAACGTATGTTCAGCATCCACATAGTATGTCATCAACTTCTCTCTCGAGAGATTGTAAGGTTGACTGGCGTGTCGAAAAAATCGACTGTCCAGTCATTCCTGAGCAATATGGAATGTATCCAGCAACTGTGTATTCGTACTCTCCGGGTTATACCCGTTGGTATGAAGAAAAGTCGCTTGACGTTCCAGGACCACGTCGCCAATGGAAAAGTTTCCAACATTATAAATGTGGAATCTCAAGCCATGAAGCGTTTAGAAAAGGTCTCGTTACAATTGATGTGCAAGATATTGGATATCTTCACAAAGGTTATATCGAAGACTTCTACAGTGGTTACTCGAGTGATAGGTTTGGAGATCCAGGTAGACCTACAAAAGGTCTACCGGTGCACTATGCCAAATCGCCATACGGGGACTTTGTGCCCCCGCCTGACGACCTAATACCTTTGGTTGAAAACTCTTTGAGAGTTATGCTTCCAAAGATAAGAGGCGAGCTTAGTCTTATTAATTCTATATTAGAGTTAAAAGACTTTGCTAGTTTGCCGCGTACGCTTCATAACTTATATACCACGGGGAAGCATTTGCTTCAACGTGGTAATATGGTTTTGAGGCGTATTCTCCACTCAACGGCGGATAGTTATCTCCAAGCGGAGTTCAACATCCTTCCGTTGATATCTGACATTACTGGTATATACCAGGCCGTGTCACGAACTGAGCGTCGTATGAACGACCTCATTTCTCGTGAGGGACGCATTCGAGTTAGCCATTTTAGGCGTGTACTCGATGATGGTGGATACTCCGAAGATGACTATGAATTAGATAGTCCAGCGTGGTCTATGCAGACTTACAACGATTTTGGTGTTGTAATTCCGCGAACCTGTTGGACGTCTACTCGTAGTCGTCGAGAAGTATACACCCAGCCGTCTGTATTCCATGCCCAATTGCAGTATAATTATAATTATACTGCATACCAACGCGAGCACGCTCGCCTGTTATCGCTACTAGATGCTCTAGGGGTTAATTTTAATCCCGCGATCATCTGGAATGCGATACCGTGGTCCTTTGTTGTCGATTGGGTTGTCGGCGTAAGCCGATGGCTCAATGACCAAAGGATTGGGAACATGGATCCTCAGATAAACATGCTGCAATACTTGTGGAGTATTAAGCGTGAGCGTAGAGTTGGGATTACGACAAAGTTGTCAAGTCCCATCTTCTACGGTTACTCACAGCCTACATACCCCATAAGTATGATCTACCGACCGTGGTTCACAGAGACGTCATACAGACGGAGCTGTGGATTACCCGGTAGTAGCTCGTTTGTAACGAGCGGGCTGAGCTTGAAAGAGTTCAGTCTAGGCGCCGCCCTGGTTGTTTGCCAGGCTAGGCGCCTACGTAACATCAAGTGGCTAAAGCGATTCGTTTCGCCTTAGTCATCTGTAAGGGGTATACGTTTATACGTATGCCTTATTTCAAGGTAAACATTGCATGCTTAGTAATACACTAAACACGAATGAGGTCAAGAACGCTGCTGGTACCGAAGTTGAATTCGAGCACCTTGAGCAGAATGGCCGTAGTCGGGTTTTCAAGCAAGTTGCTGAATCCCCGTCACTCAAGCATCGTCTCTCGGTTTCGCACCAAGAGACTGGTTCCGGAGTGAAACTGCGACGTAGATCGTTAGTGCGCATTGACAAAACTGTCATGAGTACTGTCGATACAACGTTGCCTGTTACCGTCTCATGTTATATCGTTTTGGACGCCCCTGTGGGCGCCCTGACGGCTGACACTGAGATGACCAATGTAATCGCTGAGATCTTGTCGTTCTGTGCCACAACTGGCGCAGCGACGACTGTTCTCTTTGATTGCACTGGTAACGGTGCATCCGTGCTTCGCTCTGGTGGCCTTTAAAGGCTTACCAGTTTCATGCATTAATGCATATGGCGAGGCATCGTTCCGGTTATCCCACGACCTTCGTTCTGCTTATGAGTTTATTACTCATAGGTAGCTTAGGGTGTAAGATAACCGACCTTAAGTTCGAAGTTAAGAGAGCTTCGCTACCATCTGACGACCTTTGGCAAGCTATGACGAATGTAGATATACATTTGCCGTAGGCTGCTTTTAAACCAAGTACACGAAAGTGTATCTAGTTTATTAGTTGTTCGATGGGTGTGAGTTCTCCAGAACCCTAAACACGTAGAGGGCGTTAGAACCCTCTACGTGCAATTCTTAGGTGTTCTGCTTCGACTCGCTCGTAGCATGTTAAACTTCTATCAATTATCTGAATCCTATGGAGGAGTCAGATACGGATAGAGGTACCATGCTTGAAAGTACGTTTCCAGTGCAGAATCGAATGGTAGTAAGTCTACATCGAGAGGTAGTGATACCTCTCTTTGACAGACTATACTGCCACCGAAGTTGTCTGGGACAGTACTCGCAAGGTCCAGGAATTGGCCTTGAGAATCTACCGGAACGAATAGTAGAGCACGTCGCATATAGCGATGTCTCTTGCCGTTCGGGACGGTCGGTTCTAGCCGAGTCACAGGGACGTTTATGGTTTTGTCCATAATGTTTCTGAGGACTGATGGTTACAGACGGAATCGTGAAGTAGTGTGTAGCATGCTCTAGGATGATTCACCATATATATGGCAATCACTAAGAGCCTAGACGAAGTAAACCTCGTCGCTGCATTGCTTCACGACGTCCATCGGACGTATGGAGCTATGTTCAACCGTAACGCTCTTTGCAACACAACAAATGTTGTGAAGCGAAGAGTTTCAAGTGAAGGACTGTGTTTTCTAACGAAAACACTTCCGCGCCTTGGTAAGGCCTTTGACAAGGCCTTAGCTGGGGATACTCCTCTAAACAGTGCCGATCACCGACTTGCGTCGATGAAAGACAGTAAACTGCCCATTTTTATGGGTGAGTTTTTTAGTAGAGTCCTTAGTCAAGACGGAGAAGTCCTCCATGAACCATGCGTTAACAGTGTTCAAGTAATACGGCAGATTTGTTACTTGTTTTACAAGTACGAACTGCCATATACCGATGAACAAGAACAACAAGTCATCCAAAAGTTCGAAAGAACTGAGGATGACCTCGAAACTAGTGACAAGAAGCTTAGATTTATCTATGCACTTGTCCAAGCAACGTCTCCGACGTCTCGGATGCATAAGCACCCGGATGTTGTCGATGTTGTTCGCAAGGCTCGCAGATTACTTAGTAATCTGTTCGCCTTTTTTGACCCGAAAGATGTCTATCCTAGGCATGGTCCTGGGGTGGTTGCTACAAAGCAAACACCGTGGGACAAATATGTCTGGACAAACATCTCGGCGAAGATCGCGAAGGTATATCCAATAGATGAGTATTTCTACACATCTGTTGGTCACGTTTGCGACCGTCTCGACGCCTTTTCAGCGTTGAGCGATGCGGATCTCCCTGCACGAGTTTTACTCGTACCGAAGGATTCGCGCGGCCCTCGTTTAATCTCTTGTGAACCCGTTGATTATCAATGGATTCAACAAGGATTGCACCGGGCATTAGTTGAGTTAATAGAGCACAATGTGCTTACTAAGTACAACGTGTTCTTCACAGATCAGTCTACGAACCAAAGGGGTGCCCTGTTAGGGTCCATCAATGGTAAGTACTCGACCTTAGACCTCAATGAGGCCTCTGATCGTGTATCGACTGAACTGGTTCGTCTACTCTTTCCACCTCATATATATGAGTACTTGGAATGTTGTAGAAGTTCATCGACGGTACTGCCTGGTGGTAAGGTGTTAGAGCTCAGAAAGTTTGCGCCTATGGGGTCAGCATTATGCTTCCCCATATTAGCGTTGACAATCTGGTCTATCCTCACTGCTGCAGCACCAGACACTGATACTCGAGAGAGTATCATTGTGTATGGGGATGATGTGATCGTTCCAACAGCTTTTGCTGACGACGCGATCAAACAACTCGAAACGTTCGGTTTAAAAGTAAACCGCGAGAAAAGTTGTATTAGAGGGTCCTTCAGGGAATCCTGTGGCTGCGATGCCTTCAAAGGTATCGAGGTCACACCGATCCGAATCCGGACGGTCTGGTCATCATCCTGTTCGCCTGAGTCCTATACAAGTTGGATTGCATATGCAAATTCCTTCTATGATAAGACGTACTTCTCCACGTACGATTATATCGTCGCGGAGTTGGTCCGTTTATACGGGCCAATCCCGAGTGATGAGATGTCGAATTATCGATATCCCTCACTTAGAGAATTACCGCAACAAGGACCGATACCTACACGCTCTAACCCGCGTCTTCAAAAACGTGAGTTTAGGGTTTGGACGGTTCGGTCACCTGCTGAATACCACAGCATTCCCGGATGGGCTATGTTATTACGGTATTTCGCCGAAAGGGGAAATACTCTTAATAAACATACAAGACTTAAAAGAGTCGTTGAAGACTCTCATTCAGTCTTGGCTTCACCCGTTGATGCTGGGGCACTTGTGAATACCATAGACAACTCGTTTGGGTTGCCTAATGATCAGTCTCAGGTTGAGACTGATAGTGTATTCCGTGTCAGTTCATACACACGCCGAAACACTAGCATGCTAGTGAGACGGTGGCGATGAGGTCGACTGCTGGCCGGAAGGCCAGCGGTCTAATGCGCTTCAAGCGCATG